AAAAGTCCTTATGCAAAAGTACTTGTACCAATCGTTGCATCGTCTGCTGGGCCAGTCCGGTACAAGTGAAATCCCAGACACTTTAAATATACACTATTTTTGGTTGCTGTCAACAAAAAAGGGGGCCGAAGCCCCCTGATTTTTTACTAATCCAAAGATTAATAAGAAGCGTATGCACCCAAGGGGTCAGAGACACCGAAGGAGTAACGTTCACGAGACTTGTAACGCACGTTACCGGTATCAAAGTCGCCGTCCATGCTGTTTTGCAAAGGTGTACGAACGAACATTTTCAAACCGTTAGGCACGTCAGTTGTCAAGAACCAAGCATTGTTAGCTGTCAAGAAGTGGTTGATCACATAACCTTCAGGGATCGAACCATTGTTCTCGATAGCGTTAATGTCGTTGTTGTTTGTACCAACGCGCAGTTTGGTTTCGAGCAAACGAGTTGCAACGAACTGCAATGCTGGGGGAACAATCAACTTCTTGGGCTTAGCAGCGATCAACAGACCACGTTCATCAGTCCAAGCAGCGATTTGAATCACGGCGTTTTCCAACGCTGTTTCATTCAAGTCGGCAGGGGTAGATGGAGTGTTGGCGTTGGTGCCACCAGAGATCAGCGGGTGAGCAGAAGAAAACAAAGGTTGGCCGTCACCGTAGGTGAATTGGCTGTTAAAACCGTTGTTCAAAACTGCAGCTGCTTTGACTTGCTTGGTGTAAGCCATAGCACGAGCCAAGGCTTTGGTGTAGCGACCAGACAACGAGTCATACAAGTTATCTTCGATAGCTTCTTCAGTCAAGCTGAAGCCCAAAGCGATAGTTTCGTGGTTGTAACGAGCTGTCCATGCTTCTTGGCCGTTGTCATAAGCGATGGCTTGACCTTCGTTTTTGACAGGAGCGGCAGAGAAACCAGACAGTTTTGTTTCTTCTTCGAACGAACGTTCAGAGGTTTCAATCTCGTAGATCTCTTTGTGTTCTTCGCCGTAGCGACCATACTCAAGACCGAACAATGCGTTCAAACCGGGGAGCAGTTCTTTAAGTAACTGTGCACGTGAAATAGCCATTTATGTTCTCCTTAATTAAACGCCGGTGTAGTTGTTATAACCATGGTAACCAGCGTTCCAAGTCACCAGCACTTCAGGGTAGCCAGTGAAAGAGAAGTTGACTGCTGTCGATTGTGCAGTAGTCACGGCGGTGTTGATGGTCACGGAAGTGCCTGATACTGCAGTCACGTATGTGTTGGATCCGGGGTTGATGCCGGGGCCAGACACTGCCATACCGGGGGTGATTGCACTGTTAGAAGCAGCCAAAGTGATGGTTGTGCTTGAGCTGGTAGCAGAAGCGGCAACAGTCACAGCAGAAGCAGGAACAATACCGACGATACGGAAAGCTGCAGAAGTGGTAATAGGTGTAGACACAGTAGCAGAGGCAGAGATTGCCACGCCAGCCAATGAATCACCTGTGGTAGTGCTACCAGTGTTACCAGCGGCGTTACCAATGTAGTAGGCGTTAGAGCCAACAAACGCTTGGTTAGCGTACTGGATAGTAGTAGAACCACCTGTACCAGCTGGGTTAACCACAACAGCGGTTTGGAACACAGCTTGAGGATCATCCACAACATAACCGATTGCATCTGGAGCACTTGTGGAAGCGTTCCAGAATTGATAGCGGTTTTTGCCATAGATTGGGCCGCCGGTAGTTGAATACTCAGCGCCGACAAACACACCGATGGTACCTGCCACAGCGCTAGAAGCGTTGTAAGCAAGAGTCGATGCGACCAAGCAACCGATGTTAGCACCGGTGCCCAATTGAACAACGTCACCGTTGTACAACGAAGTGCTGTAACCGTTCACGATGGGGAACATACGAGTAGAACCCGCATACACGCGACCACCGATCAGGTTAACAGGCTTGAGGCCGTAAGGGGCCGAGACTGTTGGATATGCCATTTAAATCTCCAAAAAGTTTAAGAACGTTGGCCAAAGGTCACTGTAGATTTCCGCTCTTGGAAGAGAGGCATCCGAGTATCACTCTGACGCAAGAAACTGTTGTCCACAGCTTCCGCATTGGCAAGGGTCTTACGATTTTCCATGTCAAAACGAGCTTGAACAAACTCCTCAGGAATCTTACAAAGCAACAATCCACCGATCTCGATGTTGTCTTTAAAACGACTATCGGGGTCAGTCATCATGTAAAACTTTGGCTGTTCTTCAATACGAACTGGTTCAAAGCCTTCTCTGCGTTTGGAAGAGATGTTGCGATGATCCACGTTGTTCAATATTGAAGTCCTGACCCAGCGGTACGCGAAGCCCGGTTCCTTGTCTGGTTCAGGCAACAACTCAGGTTCAACCCATTGTTTGGGTCGTTGTGATTGTTGACGTGTTTCAATTTCTCGGGGTGTGCGATTCTCAGCCATTTTGGGCCTCCGTTTTTACCAGTTCGTTGTAGTATTGTTCCGGCGTAAGTTTGAATTTCTTAGCCAGTTCAAGTTGACGTGTGTTGAGAGTGATCTTTTTTGAAGACGTAGATCTCGTCGCTGGTGCAACCACCGAGGATTTACGAGTTGTGGCAGAAGTTTTGGTTTCTGCGTCGCCGAACTTGTCGGGAAAGCGTTTTCTCATCTCGGCATCAATCGTTGACCAGTAGTGGTCGGAACCCGCTGGGACTCCTTCCCTTTCCAGACGCTTATGAATGCCCATAGCAAGAAAGCTCATGTCATCATCAGTCCCGTACCACTTGTTTTTGTCAAGCCACGCTTGGGTTTTTGCATCCAAACGTTCTGGTTGAGACTGTTGTGGTGTAGTTTGTACACCAAAATCTTGAGTCTGTAAAGTGTTTTCGTCATATTGGGGACGATAACGATCCATTTCTTGTGCTTTGAACTTAATCTCGGTCAGTTTTTCCTGAGCTTCGACAAGTCGGTCAGCATCGCCAGAATCATAGGCTTCTTTGTACTCACGACGAGCTTTGTCTAGGTCTGAAGCCAGTTTTTCCTTGGCTGTAGACACAAAAACTTTCTCGCCATCAGATAAACGGCCTTTCAAATTCTTGTTTTCGTTGATTACCACGCCAGCCACACGAGTTGCCTCGGCTGCCTCACGTTCGGCACGTTCTTTTGCTCGACGTTCATCATTAATGAGCTTTTTCATCTGCAAAAGACGCTGTTTTGCCTCTTTTGAGTAGGATTCTAGATCATCATTGTCAATTTCATCGACGATTTCCTTGGGCAAAGGTGTCGCATGGGCACGATCTTCCTCTGGAGTGTCGTCAACAATTTGAATTTCTATGTCTTCTGCGCTTTTTTTCCCATCCCCGGGTAGCTCATCGTCGCTATTGAGGAAAGAAAAAGCGTCTGCATCGCTTGTTGCCATATTCTTTCTCCTGTTAAGCGCGGGTGATGCCGCGAGGATCTTCAACAACGGCCTCAACTGAGTCGTCATTGATCAATCGGAACTCTTGACCATGGATTTTTAGGCGTGTTCCCGTGTTTGGACGAGCCAAAATGAAGTCACCTTCTTTGCACCATGGGCCATTGGGAAAGCGTTTTTCATCTTTGTAGCAATCTGATCCTTGTTTGATCACAAAAAACACGGTTGAAAGTACTTCTTCCATGTGCAATGTTGATCCAGCTTTCAAAATGCCGCCTTCATAGGTTTTTTCTGCGTCTGGAATGCCTACCAACATGCGATAGCCTTGTGGGACAGGCAGTTGTTTGGCTTTTTCCTCTGCCGTTTCGGGCAAAACAGTTGCGTTACTCACATCATCGGGGTTTGAGCCGATCAGTATTTCACTCATCAAAATTCTCCAAGTTCTTTTTTAGGTCTGTCATGTAGAGCCGTACAGTCAGAAGACCAGTGATCTGTCCGCACGTCTTTTGGTAGTCAGCGTAGTCTTTGGCCACACCTGTACCGAGGGACTCTTCCAAGCTCCTCACTTTTGCATCCACTTGTTTGAGCAGATGGTCTAAGATTTTTTCTTTCATTTATCTTCCTTTTTTGAAGGTGGTTGCTGTTTCTCGTTTTGATTTTGGGCTTTATAGAGATCAGCGGCTACGCGCAGTTTCTCGTTTTGACGCTGCTGGTTCAATTGGGCTTGAGCATTGCCAATTTGGTGGCCGAGCTTCATGCCTTCTAATTGCTGACTGGCTTTTAACTTCTCTTTGTCTGTTTTGATCTTTGCGCCAACTTGCATACCGGCAATTTCTTTTTGTGCCGCAATGCGTTGTTTTTCGATCTCCAGCTGGTCTGCTTTGGCCGCTGCATCCATTTGCATTTTCTTTTGCTTGATGTCGATCTCTTGCGCTTTGAGCTGGAGTTCTTTCATTTGCATTTGGACAATTGGATCTTGCGCCGCTTGCTGGGCTTGCTGTGCAGCCATGGCCGTTTGATTTTGATTGAGCAAGTTCTGCGCCGCAGGCACGGCCAGACGGGTAATCATCATCTCTTGCTCTGGCGTCAACTTGATTTCGTTGTCGTCGTTGTCCGAGTAAGGAATGTTGATGCCCATGGACAGCTGCATCTGACGCATGTATTCCATGCCAACGTGCTCAGTGATGTGTGCCTGCAACGCTTGCATCATCATCGGAGCCTGAGGGTTTTGGCCAATGACTTGTTTGATCTTTGGATCATTTAAAGCCGACAAGTGAATTTGTATGTGGGCTTGATGGTCTTGATGCAAAAACGCTTTTAAAGGTTTGTTTTTTAAAGCATTTACGTTCTCAGTTACTGGATCCACGGGAGATTGATCCTCTGGCAGGGGAACCAGTTTTTCCAAGTTCTTAATCCCAATGACTTCCAACATCTGGCGGTGTAGGTAAGGCAAGTTGTAGAGCTGTGGCGCTGTTTGGCTCAGCTGCAAAACTGCCTGATATTGAACCACTTTTTGGCTCATCGTTGCCGCATTTGGATCACTGACTGGAATGATGTTGACCATCTCATAGTCAGATTTACGGGCTTTACGAGTTCCTGTAAACGGTTCATAGTCGTAGTCTGCAGGCGCATACTCGGCAATGATGCTCTTCAAAAGACGGAACTCTTGCTTCATTGAGTAGTGAATACGTGCCTGAATGGCAGACATTACTTTCAATGTGCGTTCCAAAATGGCCAGCGTTGTTCCCACGGGGGATTGGCTGGACATGTCCGAAGCCTTCAAGTCGCCAGAAGAAGCAAAACGACGGCCTTCTTCAACGATTTGGTTTAGCAAAACAATCAATGTTTGGCTGGGTTCTTTGTAAGGCAAGGGCATGATGTTGTCTTTCATCGTGCCGCTTGGGACATCTACGTCCCTGAATTCGCCCGGTGCAATCGGTGTGTCGTCACCCTTGACCCGAAGACCACGGGTTTTAAAACCGCCGGGTAAGTTGGCCAACGAGCCAGCATCCACCAACTGGCGCAGGATAGACGTACCAGATTTAGCAAACGCACCAATCAAGTGAATCAACCCAAAATGGTAAAAACCAAAGCCGGGAATATATCCATAATGGACAAAATGCTGGCGTTTTTGGTGCGTCTTGTCGTTTTCTTTCCAGTTGCGGCGTACTGCCAAAACCGTGCTGGAGGACTTATCAATCGTCACCACGTAAGGCAATGCAATGCCGGTGGGTTCGCCGTCCTTGTCAATATGCTCAAAGCCGGGAATGTCTAAGTTAACATGGATTTCTAAAATCTTGTGGCGGTCATCTGTGGTTGCGCGAAAGCCAAGTTTTTCGGCAATCTTCTTTTCAATCTCATCCAGCGTGTTGTCTGGCGTTCCAAGATTAACGTCTCGGTAAAAACCCTCATACTGCAGACGCTTGACTTCATTTTCTGTTTTACGCATCACGTGCGTAATACGTTCTGCCGTTTCCAAATTGGCTGAGCCATAAGGAACAACCAAATCCTCCGCTGGGATGTACATCGAGACTTGACGGTCAAGTCGTGGATCAACGTAAATCTTTTTAAAGCCGTTACCTGATAACCCCACACCCCACAACATACGCTCATGTTCTGGACGGTACTCTTGCATCACGTCCACCAGCTCGTGGTTCATGTCTTCCACGACACGCTCACAAGCGTCTTTCTTTTCTTGGGTTTCCTTGCCAACGATCTCGCCTTTGACGGGACCCGCAGCTGGGAAAGTTTCCATGATTGTTTCAGATTGAAACTTAATCACCGCTTCGGCCAGCACTGGGTGATACACCCCGCAAGCACCTTCCCAAGGTTCTGTGCGTTCTTCAATCTTCAGGCCAAGAAGTTCCAAGCCATCCACGTAGGTTTGAATCCAATCTTTACGAGAATCAATGTCGGTCTGGTAGTCATCCAACAGTTCAGAGCCAATTTGCAACAGGATTGATTCAGGAATGTATTCAGCCAAGTTGGCATCAAAGTCTTCCGTATTTTCCCCGCCCATGTGGACTTCCATGTCGCCAACCTTGATGTCAACCTCTTCAGGATCAACAATCTCAATCTCAACGTCTGGATTATCCAAACTGGGCAGTCCAGCAGGAGCTTGATACATTGCTTTATCAATTGACATACGATTCCTTAGTAATAGCCTTTTTTGCGTCTGAATTCTCTAGGCTCATCTGGCTCATCACTTTGCAAACTTACAAAGCCGCCACGCCTAAATCTAAGCAAAGCCTGTGTCGTAGAGTCTACCAAATCGTCATGATCTGAGTTAGGAAAAGATGCTACTTCTTCAATGACTTCTTCAGCCCAACGTTTTCTTGGTGCCCACACCTTACCACTGGCAAACAAATCTGTCACCGCATTTAGCCGTGAAATCTTGTCGTTGCCCCTCGTCGGTGTAAATTCCTGAACCGGTATGCCCATCCTGCGAAGCTCGAAAATCAACGGTGCACCCGATGCCTTTGCCTCCACAATGAACGAATCTGGCTGCCACTCCTGATACATATCCATTGCCCGTTGCTTCAAAGTCGGAAACTCCATCCGCTCCTTAAAAGCATCCAGCAAAATAATGTTTGGATCTTGCTCATTCTCGTGCAAGAAAAATACACCCCAAGTCGTACACGCCGAATAGTCAGCCCTCTCAGACTTCGTAAACGCCGTATCCCATGACTGAATCACGTAATGACAAGCTGGTGGCCTCTCATCCTCCCACACCTTCCACCACTCTCGCTTGACCAACGCACCTTCTTCGGACGTTGGATCTTGCTGATACTGAGCCTGCCACTTCGATAAAGGCAACTCAATCCGCAATTTATTCAGCTCATCAAAGCTCCAAAACTCCGGCCACAGCGGCTTTTCATTCCTCTTAATCGCCGGAAGACTAATAATCTCCCACTCATCCCCGTCCCTGTCCACCATCGCCTGACAGATCTTGCCCGTCAAATCTCGCTTGGACCAGCGTGTCATCACCACCACAATTGAGCCGCCTGGCTGCAACCGCTGACGTGGACCAGACGTATACCACTCATACACCTTGTCAAACACCGCCGGGTCACTCGACGCCAGTGCAGCTTCCTGCTCAGAATGCGGGTCATCAATAATCAACAAGTCCGCACCCTTACCCGTCACCGTACCACCCACACCAATCGCAAAGTACTCCCCGTTAGCATTCGTACTCCATCGTCCAGCCGCCTTTGAGTCAGACCTCAACGCCACATTCGGAAACACCTTGGCATAATTCTCCCCATCCACCAAGTTACGCACCTTACGGCCAAACCCCACAGCCAATTCAGCCGTGTTTGAACACTGAATAATCTTCTTCTGAGGAAACTTCCCCAAGTACCAAGCCGGCAACAAATAGCTCGCAAACTCCGACTTCGTATGACGGGGTGGCATGTTAATAATTAACCGCTTAATCTTCCCCTGTGCAATCTCCTCAAACTTCTGAGCCATCAACGCATGGTGTGCCCCATGAATAAACCCCGGCCACATCGTCTGCACAAAAGCCATAAAGTCATTCTGACCACTCTCCCTCGTCACCGCATCCCGATACGCCATAGCCAAAGGACGCAACGCCGCCTGCTCCTCCTCAGGCAAGGTCTTCAATATCTCAAGCAAATCATCCATGCAAATTCCTCAACCTCAAATGAGCCGGACGAATACTCCTAGTCATCTTCATCGTCCCCTTACACACACCCAAATCAATCAACCGCCTCATCTTCCTAGCCACATTCCCCCGACCCTTCTCCCCCGTCAAGTGCATGATGTCATCTATCGTAGGCCCATACCCAAACGTAGCCCACCATTGCTCAATAACTAAATATGTCTCTTTTTGCGCTGGCGTCATTTTTGTATACCCCCCTCCCCATTTTCATCAGAAATCACAAGGGGGGCCTTTTCCATATCCGAGCCTACTTGACTGTCAATAGAAAATTGATCCCCCCCACCCGTTTGAAGCGATGATTGATTGTGCGGAATACTATGCAAGTGAGCCGCCGATTCGTTTGGAAAAAATGGGGGATGCCCCTCGGTGGGGTCGTCGCCCTGCCGTTTCACATGCCCTTCCCCCGCCAGTTCAGAGATGGATTCCAGCTCAGCTTGACTGTCAAGTGGTTGCATGTCAACTGATTGCATGTCAACGTACTCAATATCTTCAGGCTCGCTCTGGTTGGTAAGCTCCGCCAGCAGCTCGGCTGCACTTCTCTTGGTCGTTTGGCGAATGCCCTTGCTGTTAGCAATGGCAAGCTGCACCGCTTCCATCAACTTGACTTTCAAGGTGTCCGAGTCCATCGTATGCACCAGCTCACGCCGCTCGGTGAACAGCGCAACCTCTGTCATTTTGCCCACAAGCTCCAACGCCTTGAGCTGCTGGGCGGGGGCAATGTCATCTGATAGTGCTAACTGTGAGAGTTTGTGTATTGCCATTGACCTCAAACGAGCGGGTAGAAGATATTCCTCAACACTTTTAGCTGCGTTTAGTGCCATGATGTAAGTGTTCACGTTTGGGTTTTTGGAGAGTTTGTTTGCTGATGGTGCAGCTGTCGTTCTCTTCCCGTTGGTGTTGTAGGCTCGTCTGTACGCTTCTGTCTTGTTGCCTGTTTCTACCACTTGTTCAGCAAATGCCTTTTGTTTCTTGGTGAGTTTGATATTTGCTGGGTTAGTAGCTCCCAACAAAATCCGCTCGATTGGCACTTGCTTAATCCCTTCTTGGATTTCTTTTCTTGTGAGTTTGGCTGGCATGATTGTTAAGTACGAGTTGAGTACCATCCGATTCTAGGACACTTCAAGATACTGTCAAGTCTGAGAGATACTTCTCTGATAGTGTTCTATCTCTCTACTAGAGCAGACACCACACTGTTCCGCTTCGCTATCAACGTGCCGCCGCTTTACCTTTCCCGCCGCCTTCGCTCCTTCGTGCCAACACCCACGCAGCCGACCTAATATTGATTTTGAACCACACAAAATGAATACCTTCGCACCAATATTGTGTAAAGTTATGTAAAGTTGAAGGTTTGGGGGCTTGACTGTCAACCTAGTATCTATAACATGCGTTGTGTCACTAGATGACATTCAAAACAACCACCTGCTAGGAGTTAAACATGGATTACCCAACACAACTGACCCAACCACTGGATGAGCAGCAGTTCATTCGTGCTGTACGCATCTACGCACTAGAACACTACGAGTCTGGAGGCTGGGATGAAGTAGCCGAAGCATGGGATGACGGAGACATCCTTGAGTACTACCAAACTGACTGTCTTGAAGCATTCAAACAACTGGCTCTCACTGTCCAGCTGCGCCACGAGTATGCACAAGAGATTCGTTTAACCGCTTTTTAAGGAGAACACCATGACTGAAGAACTACAAGAAACCCTGCTGCAGCACAAGTTCGAAGCTGAATATCGTGCAGCCAACAACATGAAATCAGGAGGACACTTCGCTGCTGCCATATCTGATGCTTACTTCCACGCAGATAGTAAGAACAAAGACAAGCTGGTCACTGCCTTCGCTGACCTGTTCAAACGATTCAACTACTAACCTGTTGCCCCTTCGGGGGCTGGAGAACACCATGTACGCACTGATAAAAGACCGCTTTGGAAATGAAGAAACCCGCATCCAGCTGGCAGACAACGACACGCTTGACCCTGACCACTGGGCAGACGTCTACGCAAACTCTATGGGTATCGACCTGTCCTATGACGGTGAAGTACTTGACGGCTGCGAAGACTTCTCTGTCGTTATCACCGAAGACCCAGACAACGGTGCCGTTTGCTGGAAAAGCAAGAACTACATGATTGCAGGGGAATAACCATGCTCACTGGCGACCAAGTACTCAACGCTCGCTTCTTGACCATCGTCATGATGGCAAAACTGGAATCTAAAGGTCTGACCCGTAGCCGTTCGCCTTCGGCTTTCACCATCCTCAAAAAAGAATTCGGTCTAACTGGCTCCAAGGCTGACATCCTGTCGGCTGCCGAAGAGATTCGTCAACAAATCTTAGGAGAAAAACATGATAACTATTGAAATCAACACCGACAACGCCGCCTTTGAAGACCTTTATTCAGAAGTGGCTCGTATCTTGGACAACCTTGCCCTGCAGATGGTCGAACGTCATGCGCTGCCGAAGTACCTGTACGACATCAATGGCAACAGATGCGGGAAAGTGAGTCAAGAATGATTGTCGCCTACCACGCCAAAAATGACCACGGCTGGCACGAAGTCTGCCGTCTCCCTGTCGATTCACCCAGCTGGCATGAGTTTGACCGCTCCATGATTGCTGAACTTATCAAGCACAACCACGAAATCGTCACCTGCGGCTGGAACATGTACCAAAGAGTAACTGACGAGTCTTGAATAGACGAAACCCCTGAGAAGGGGTCTTACTCAACTGCTAGGAGAAACAAATGGAAACTTTAGACCTTTCACAAGAACTGTCCCAGTTCACTGGTACAGAATACTTTCACCGCTCGTCACCATTCACAAGAATGGTTCATACAGACGGGGTGAAACACTTTTGCGACCGAGCTGGGGCTTACTGGCTGCTCGACATCATTGCCAGCGAATACGCACCGCTGCTCAAGAATGTGCCGTTTCAGTCAATCAACTTGATTGTCAACCACCAAAAGGCTGACATCAGTGTCGAAGACGGCGATTGCAACACCATCAAAACCAAACACCTTGACTACACCGATTGCCCCACTGGGTTGTATCGGTTTTTCTTGGTCGATAACGTTTTAATGCTCACATCTGAATATTAAGGAGAACACCATGGGATGGACTGGCTCAAATGCACAAGGATTGTCCGTGAAGGACTACATCATCAAAGAACTGACCAGCGAGACGGACACGCACCGTTTCCTGTTTACTGACGTCTCCATGCGGGGCAATGTGGCTTACGGCATCTACATGACCGAGGACAAACACACTGGCATTGTCGTCGCAGAGGCAATGGTCGTGCTGGCTCGCAAGGAGGATGGCTGGATTTACCTTAAAGAGATGGGCGAATCAGTTGGACCTTACTACTACGATGCACCGAAAAAATTGCTGGACAAACTCGATGCACTGTATCCAACACCCAGCAAGATGGCGATTGAATGGCGTCAAAAATGCCGTGCCAAGGCTGCAGCTGCCAAGAAAACACCAAAACTTTCATATGGTGACGTTATCAAACTGTCTCACCCGCTGACCTTTGACTTCGGCGGCTGGGTTGAAAAGATTGACACCTTCACCTACACCTACGACCCGATTCGCAAGAACGTATTCAGGACACCCAGCGGACACCTGTGCCGCATCACCAAACTCAACACCCGTGAATTTACTGTGCAAGGAGCTGCAGCATGACACCAGCAGAACAAGACGCATTCGTAGAAGCATACGCAAACAACGTGGCAGACGTTCACCCAACACGGGTGGCCAAGTTTGTTGAACAGTGGGCAAACGGAGAAGACATGGACTATTCAAGCGAGTACACCAGCATCATGGATGCACTTTGTATGTGGAATGACGCAATCAAATGGAAACTAGAGGAGCAAATAGCATGAAACATTCAGAACGATTCGCATTAAACGAATGGCTGTCCGACTACCCAAAAGAATTGGAGTATCAAGACATTATTGACCTCATCCGTGCCGAAGACGATTCGGTTGTGGCTTGGGAACTGGTTGAATTCATGCCGCCCTACACACTGATTGATTGTCTCGAAATGACAAGAAAACACTTTGAAAGCACTGTAGACGACCTACTTTGGGGAGTGCCATTGGCTAACATAACCGAAGAGGAAACACAAGCAGAAATGGAGGCACGAGGATGACCTACGTTGAAGCACAAATGTTCAAAGTCGCACCATTCCCGCTAACACCAGATAGTGACCAGCGGTTTGTCATGCAGATTCAATCGTCACACGGCAAAACCAACTGGTTAGCCGTTTCACCCGAAACCCTCAAAGGTATTGAAGAACTTCTGCTGCAGCAGGAAAACTACAAGGAGTAAACCATGGGATTAGATATGTACCTCAACGCCAAGAAATACCTGTGGCGTAACAAAGACGCCGAAGTGGCAAAACAAATCGGTGAAATCCTTGAAATTGGAAACCGAGTCAAAGAAATCACAATCGAGGCTGCCTACTGGCGTAAGGCAAACCACATCCATAACTGGTTTGTGCAAAACGTGCAAAACGGCGAAGACACCTGCAGGGAATACGATGTTGACCGTGACAAACTAATCGAGCTGCTGCAGACCTGCCGACAATGCTTAGACAGCGGGTATAGCCACCTGCTGCCTAGAGCTGAAGGATTCTTTTTCGGTTCAAAAGAATATGACGAAGATTATTGGGCTGACATCAAAGATACGGCAGAGATGCTTAACACGCTGCTCAGTGACCCAAACCTTGAAGAATTCTCTTTCACCTATCAATCGAGCTGGTAATGTTTGAAATTCAGACCTACGACAAAAACGAATGGATAAATCGATGGACTGTGCAAGACGAGCGGGGGAAACCCCGCCCTTGTCGGTTTAAGACATACACCGAAGCACTGAAGTATCTGTGCGACTTTCTTGAAACAAAACACGGCGATGGTTGGTATTCATCCGAATCCCAGTACAAACCACACGACTACAGAATCATGGAGATTGACTTATGAACTTAAAAGAAGCAAAAGGTAAAGTACCAGTACTTGTAGGGGGGGAAACCCCTTACAAACTGGTTGACTTTCCAAACAAAGAAAAATTCAACGAAATGTACGGCAGCTTGCGTGATGAAAGCCGTGAACGATACTGGGACATCCTTTGTATGCGGTCAAAAGGTTATTCCCTGCATGAAATCGGACTGATGCACGGCGTGACCCGTGAACGAGTTAGGCAGATTGAGGCAAGGTTTTTAAGGAAAGTAGCGTCTTCTTTAAGGACTGTGACGCCCTAAAATCACCAACACGCTTATGGTAATCATTGAAATCTTCCCCGACTGTTTCGGAAATCCAATACGGCTTGCTTGCTTTCTCGGCAGCGGCCTTTCCGACTCCGTGGGGGTCGTTATCAGCAACGATGACCCCGTTCCGATGGTTCCTAGATACAAACTCCACATTGCTTGCACTAAAGCAAATGTGGATGTGACAAGGAATGTTCATATGCTGCATGATGGTACGCACCGACAATCCAGTAGCGAAACCCTCAACAAATATTGCAGTCCCCTTTGCACCGATGGTGAAAGTTGCGCCTTTGCTAACCTGACCATGCAAGAACTTTTTGCTCCCCTGCTCATCAATGAGCTGGCAGCCTGTCAATTCCCTGCCGTGACGCATTGGAATGACTAAAATCCGCTGCCCCTCCCGCTGCCAAACGTTTCCCTGTTGGTCGGCGAAACCCTTTTTGTCCAAGTACGGATGTGACTCCAAACTGGTCTGCTGCAGAATCCATTCTGCCTTGGCCTTGGCCTTTTTTGCCTTTTCGTCTCTGTCTTGGGTCGAACCCAAAATGGATTGCCTAACCTCAAGGCTCTGGGCATTTTTGCCTTCTGCAAACCATGTGGCTGGCTTTTCCATCAAAGCCCAGTTCTGCACCCAACCAACATCGCCTAAAAACTTGTACCTGCCGTTTGACGACCTCGGATGGTCTTGCGTTGGCGTGGCCACCCAGCGGTTGGTGACAATCTGATTGACTATAAGGCCGTGACCTTGGGCAAATTCAACAAAGTCCATTTTCACTGTCCAAATTTGGGGGCACAAGAGACATCAACCACCGTGTCGTTGACCTGACCGTTTATTTTGCGCTTGGAATAGATGAGAACGGGTCGTAGGTTTCCCGATTGACATTCCTGAATCGCTGAAATAATTTGGCTGCGAGACAACGCTGACATTTCTTTGTCCACCAACATCGTGGAATTGGGCAAATCTGTGTAGTCGTTGTACTGTTTTTGAGCTGCACAACCTGCCAAGATTGCGGTCAAAACGAAAATAAGTTCTTTTTTCATGCGTTACTCCTTGCTTGAATTAGTTCTGCCAAAGTCAAAAGCCAATCTTCGGGTATACCTTCACCCGCTGTTGTTGATTCCCAAGAGTCGTAAATAATCTTTGCACACGCCTCACGTTCTTGCAGAACATCCCAATGACGTTGACAAATAATGTTCTCAAGGTCTGCAATTTTCTTTTCGTAACGCAGTGCTACCAGTTTGGCAAAGTCTTGAAGGTCGTCAATGTTTGCAATGTACCTGTCGGTGTCATCTTCATAGGCCATGCCAGCCTGTCTAGCCATCTCAATAATTTCATCTTGTATCATGCGGTTTTCCTCATTTTGGTTAGGCGTCTGCTCCATGCAATGTTGCGGTGCTGCACCCATTTCATAGTTTCAAGCGAAGGCGTTTTGGCTTCATCCTTCAATCCGCGAGGCCAGACTCCAAATTTCTCACGGTACTTGTTACTTGCCCAGTTTGGGTTGTATGACTTGGTATGAGCAATGTGCAGCAGCTCAGAATAAAACTGCTGTTTCACATCATGTGACTGCCGCCCGTTGAATCCAAGCTCCACCATCTCACCTTCAACAGATTCAATCTGTTTCTTGGGGCGTACAAACCCGCAATGAGCACACGAATACGAGTTTTTTGGCCATAACGCAGAACACTGCGGACACTTTGCTTCTGTTTTAACCTTCTCCGTTGGCTCTTTCTTGGCTTTTTCTAACTTTTCATCTAACTTCTTCACGCCGTTGGCGTAAATCTCTTCCCAATCCTCACGAAACCTTACGTAGTTACCCGAATGGTCAAGCCACAAACCAAATTCTTTACCTTCAAATGACCTCATCACCCTACCCAGCTGCTGCACATGGCTGGACAATGACTTGCTGAATGGTCGGGCTGACACCCCTATCATCACATCTGGCACATCAAACCCACGGGTCAAAATGTCTGTGGCAATCAATCCATGAATCTGCGTGTCGGGCTTGGCAAAATCATCAATCACTTCCCGCTTGTATTCCGAGTTGTCCTTGTAAGAAATACTTACAAAGTTATAACCTTTACGGGCAAACTGCTCTACCAAATCTTGGCCATGGGCTACTCCAGCACAAAAAACAATAGTTTTCCTCGGTTTTCCGAACACTTCATGGGTCTTTTTAATCCACTCCTCCACGATGTCGCCAGTGATTTTCATGCCCCGCTCTGTCACTTCGTCGGGACTCCACTCGCCAGCCAGCTTCTTAGCCCCCGTCATGTCGATCTCTTTGGAGATGTACACCCGCAGCGGCGTCAACCATTTGTTGTTGACCAGGCTCTCAGTGGTCGATGCACACACAACATTGGAATAAATCGCTCCAAGCCCTTTTGTAAACGGGGTGGCAGTTAACCCTATGACTTTGATTTTGGGGTTGTTCTGGATGATTCTGGTGATTTGCTGACGGGTTATGTGGCACTCATCCACGATCAGCAGGTCGATGTCTGGGAAAGAGTTGCGTCGCTCAATCGTCTGGGATGAGCAAATCTGAATCCTCTCCCTTGGATCACGCCGGTAGTGCTGTGCCTGTATGACGCCATGGCTAATGCGGTACTTGTCCAACCGCAGGCTGGTCTGGTCGATCAAAACGATCCTGTCCAAGACCATGGCAGCACGTTTGTAGTTGCGGGATGTGGCCTGCATCAGGTAAATGGCAACCTCTGTCTTGCCAAATCCTGTAGGGGCGTAAAGAAGCTGGCAGCGGTGGCCGTCTATGAAGCCCTGACGCAGGGCGTCAACCACGCTCAGCTGGTGTTCTCTGAGTTCTAGCGCCATGTTATTTCAGCTTCTTTTTGAGGCTGGTAACAGTGCGAATCAGCTCCGCATTCCGAGATTGAAACATGTCCCTGCTGTCTCGCAAGGCGTTGTTGTCCAGCTCCAAGATCCGCAGCTGCTCACGCAACTCCTTCACCGTATCATGGATGTCTTCAATCTCAATCTCTGTGGCGTCCCAACGGTGGGCTGAGATCACGTCTTTGGCAGCGTTAAGCTGTGCCTCCAAGCTGACAATGGTGTCCGTTAGCTCGTAAAGACGCTCTTCCATCACATCCAGTTTGGTCTGGACTTGTGTTTTACTCATTTGTTTCTCCTAGCAGGGTGAACAGTCTATCAAAAAAAACCAACTTCTCAGAAAATTATTTGCCCATAGTTTCCCCAAGATTTAATTTTCTGTAATCTGTTTGGTGGCGATTGCCTTTTTGTTTATTGCATCTACAACACAAAACCTGCAAATTGTTGAAGTCAAGAGCAAGTTCTGGATATTTCTTTCTACATTTGATGTGGTCAACGTGCGTCATCTTTGGATTTTTAGGTGTTGTGCCACATTTCATGCATTTGCGACCATAAGTAGCCACGACAGCTCGTCTAAGTTCCTTCCATTCTTTAGTATCTAGAAAAGATTTCCCTTGTTTCCTTAAATTTTCAGCAATTAAATTATCTTCACGACCATACTTCATTTCTGTTTCCCATAGGACAAGCCAAGAAGGTGATACCCACCAACTTGAGCCATCTTGTTTAAGACTACTCCACCCATAAGGTCTAGATTCAATTTCCAAGGCGCTGTTTACGTCAGCTATTCGACCATCACCCAATTTGCCTTGTTCCTGAGATACCTCTAGCAAGTTCTCGCGCTGGCTTGTCAGTAAGCGCATCGGTTCTTTGAGTGCATCCCCGACAAGGACCATTAGCTAACCCGCTCTGAGGGTTGCCGTGACAGAAAACAAAAAAACCGTTACTACTGCACTGGGTCGTACCCTCCCAAGAGGGAGGCCAATGCATGAGTAACGGCTTTCGATTTGTTGTGTACGACGACAACGGTTTGGATTATACACATCTAAAAAGATTGTCAATACCCCAGACGAAAAAAAACCCACAGTTTTTTAGGCCATGGGTTTTTAAAGGTTTCAAAAGGAGAACCGTCTCTAACCTGCTAGGAGAAGAGATGGGTCAGACTGTAGCATAGATTTTCATGCCGTGTCAATAGGTTGTCGGTGGCTGGTACTGATCTCCAGCTTGGGAGGATTGTTCCCTTTCAACAGCCGTGACCGCTCACGTACACAGCCTACGCATTCACCAACACGACTGAGGACTGAAGGGGTCGTTAATCCCCGAACGAAGCAATGTCGCAATCCTCATGCGTGTTAGTTGTTGGCGGTCTTCAGGAGACTCGTTTAATGCTTGGACCTTCAGCTCAAACACCAACACGGCTGAGGACTCTGGTTATGTTTATCCAGTTCGGATTAGACCGACAATTTAATCCTCATGCGTGTTGGGGGTAGCGTCAACTACCCACCAACGGTTTCTACAACATAGTCGTTTCAACCCTTCAATTCTATATGATCATTTTCAAAAAGCCAGCCGATGGTCTTGCGGTGGGCTTCTTCCCAAAGTTCTATACGCTGAAACTTGGACAGCTTGCTGCCTTGGTCAATGTCGTAGTGACAGATGCTGCATAACGCTGCACACCTGTAGTCACTCGCTTTGAGGCCACGGCCTTTGCCGTCTCTGAGCTGGTTGGAGTGAGCTGCCACAACCGTGCCGTCTTTGCGACCACAGTTCTGGCATGGGGATTCTCTAAGTAAATCAAGTAACTTCCTGTTCCTGTACATCATATGACCACCACATCCTTACCTCTGGAGGCGATGTAGTTTCTGGTCTTCTCGATCATGTCCTCGTAAAACGATCTTGCAACGCTTTGCCGCTGCAGGTCGTGATACTCATAAACGTTTTGAATGGCTTTGATGCCTGCGCCGTCAAGACCCATGCGTTTGATTTTCTCGTAACGCTTGGCAGCCTTGTGCAAACTATCTTGAGCAATCTGGCAGTCCTCTTTGGCTTCTACGCCAACGCCATGCCTGATAAAGGTCAATGTGATGTTGAGCATGTCAACTAACATTTTCCAATCATCAATTGTACCGTGACCCATACGCATAGACTCCAGAGCAGACAGCTCGCCTAACCTGAGTTTGTTCAGGCTAGACTGATCCACAATGGCAGCGCCTGCTATGGCGTGAGCAATAGGATTGATGGCCGTTGACCAGATTTTCCTACGGCATTTTTTTCTAGACACTGTTCTTCTCCTTGAGTTTGGCTTCAAAAGCCTGATACAAAGTTGTTGGGAACATCATGCTGGTGCCGCCGTCAACCCAATGCTTGTCAACCTGTTCTTGAATCTGTGTGTATAGCTGGTTAACCTCCTCATCCGTCAGTCCAACCCATTCACGTTTGTAAATTTGTTCTTGTGGAATAACTTGAACAACAAGTTTTCCGTCTTCCATCCAGCTTTTTGTTACATGAGTTGTCATGTGTTCTTCTCCTTGAGTTTGGCTTCGATGCGTCTTGCATAAACATCAATGGTCTGCGTCGGCAATCCATTTAAACAATTTTGCATCTCCTCATCAGTCAGCCCAACCCATTTACGCTTTGGCTCTTCGTCAGGGCACTTGCAGGCTCTGGGATTACCAACCCACCAACACTCGCCACATTCTCCGCAGCACATCTTAAACATGGCTATTCTCCTTGTCGTATGGCCCTACACCCAACTCTTTGGCGATTTTGTGTTGCAACTCCGTGATTCGGTGAGTGTTGCCAGCCACTTGTGCATTTAGCAAACGAACATAACCAAGCGTGTTTTCATTGTGGTCTACAAGCAAACGCAGCTCTT